ACATCTACTAATTCTCTATCGAAAGAAAAATCAGTTAGGTGTAACCTATCATCAGTTATATAAAATGAGAATTCATCTGTTACTGTATCTTTTTTATACTCTACATAAATCTCAAATGAATTAGGTTCTATTTTTTTAGCTCTCATTCTACCTATTTCATCACCTGCGTCTTTTAAAGCTATAGCTACTGCTTGACCTACTTTTTTTGCAATAGCTTTAGTTTCATCAACTGAAAATTTTATATCTTCTTTTATTTCTTGACCTCTTGTTGTATCTATTCCTGTAATATTAGGATCACTTTTTAATCCCATAGCTGTTTTTCTGTCCATTTTAACTACTTTAGTATCGCCAGTCTTATCAGTAACAAACATAGTTTCTTCTGATTCAGCTATCTGTTTTTGTAAAGATTCTCTTAAAAGGGTAAGTTTTTTAGTAGTTTCTTTTATATTGATACTTTTTGGGGGTATATATGAACCATTTTTAATTTTTTCTAAAGCAGATTCACATTTAGATAAACGGTCGTTCAGTTCTTTATAGGTCATGTTTATTCTTTTATATAGGTATATAGTATAAATATGTTAATTAATCAATAACTTTCAAGTAACTAAATAAGTAAGGTTTATTAAGGTAGTCGTCTTCAAAATACTTAATACCTATTTTATTAAAGCCAAACATTTCAGCTTTATAAACTGCTTGATCATATTCATTTAAATGTTTCCACTCATTTTTTTTGCTCAAAAGCTCTTTAGCTTTATTTTCCCAATCAGTAGAATCTATAAACTTCTCTAGTTTATTTAAATTTAATAAAAATTCTTCAGAATTCCTAGCATCTAATTCAAAATGAAATATTTCAACTGCTTGGTCTTCATCTACCCAATCTACTGCAAAGTCTGCACCATATTTAGGTTTCATATGAACCATCCTCCATAAGTGAGGGTATTCTTTTGCTTTTTCTTTTATTTGCTCTAAGGCTTCTCCTTTATATGCAAGTCTATGAAGTATATGAGCATGATCGATAAGTAAGTTAGGATGAGACTCAATTTCAGAATACCAATGTTGTAATTGTACTTTTAAAGCGTCATCCGGAACTCTTCTTGTCTGTCTTTCCTCTACTAAGATAGGTATTTGATTAGAAGCATAAAACTCTTTTTCAATGGCATTTAATTCATAACCTTCTCTATCAAAAAACGATTCAGTCCATTTAACTTCTTCTACAGCAGGGCTGCTTAAATAAAGGTCTTCAATAACTGTGTAGCTATTTTTTTTAAACATTATTTTTTACCGCCTTTCATATTAGCGCACCAATGGTACATTTTACCTTTTTCACCACCGTATTTTTTAGCTTTAGCTCTTAACGATGTAACTGAACCTTTACATGATGCACCAGATTTTTTAACTCGGCCAGGTTTAGACTTACCTTTCTTCTTACCGTCTTTAAAGTTTTCGGTAGCAAGTATTTCACCTATCATCTGTGCTAAAGTTAATCTAGTCATTATTTTTTCTTCCAAATTTCTCCTCTTCTACATCTTACTACTGCTCCTGAAGCATAAGCTGATGGCCAGGTATCATATTTTTGTTTAGCTAATCTAGTACATCTATCGTCTTTTTCCATTAAAGTCTCGTTAGTTCCTAGAAACTTTATAATATCATTATTCTGATCTGAAAAAGCAATTGCTCTTTCTGGGTCCTCCATATGCATATCATCTAAAATATCTAAAAGTTCTTCTGCAGTTTTGATTACTACTAAGTTGTCTGGGCTGCGCTGTAATCCGTGGTGTCCTAATTGATTTAGATCAGTAAATAAATCATCTGTTGGAAGGTACCTATAATAAGGTCCTTTTTTTAATACCTTAAAGTTAGTATTTTGTATTTCATGTAGTAAACCTACTACTAAGTTTCTGATATCTTCCTTATATTGTGTTACTGCAGGAACTTTAGATCTTTGATTATCTTTTGGATCACTTTTTCTAGCTCCTCTTTCTTTTGCATCTGCAGACATTCTACCTTTAACTAAATTACCTGATTTAGTAAAGTAGTGTCCTGCTGGAGCTTCTTTAGTTTCTTTTACCTTATCAGGATTAAGAGCAACTAGTTTATCTGCTTCAGCATCCCTGCCGCTTCTTCTTAAGTAATCTATATAGCGTTGATCTTCTTCTTTAGGTCCATCATCTTGCTTTTCCTTACCAAAATTATTAGCAAGCCAGTTTAGTGTTTTTTCTTCTGACCAATTCCAATGTCCCATTATGTAGTCAACTAACTCTTGACCTTTAATTGCTCTTTCATTACCTTCGCCTTCTTTCTTTAGTGCATTACCTGCTTTTTTAGCATCTTTATATGCATTAGAGTTTTTATGAGAAGATTTCTTACCTGCTTTTTTCTTAGCATTTATATTAGCCCATAGGCCTTCTTTCTTAACTGTTGCTTTTTTTGTATTTTTCACGACTGTCTTTCCTTTACTCCCTGCTTTCTTTTTCTTTGCAGCAGTAGCGGCTCTTTGGCCTTTAGTTAAACTCTGTGCTTTTGCTTTTGGTAAACACCTATCAGGGTTCTTTTTATTTTTAGAAGTACCGCAAGGACCAGCTATATTACCTGAGGAAGAGATTCGAACCCACTTCTCTTTCTTGAACCAGTCTCTTAAAGACTCTAATGTAATATTTTGTATTTCTTTATTAGTCATCCTATCCTTGTTCTGAATGCATCATTAACATTCTTATAATTACTGATGCTAGTATCCCGAAAATAATCCATAAAGCTCTGTTAACTCCTGCTTTCCAACTTTGAAGCTCATTTAGCTTACTTAAATTATCAGCATAGAGTTCAGCTCTGGATTCATGGTATATTCTGCTTTCGGTATTTTTATTGGTATTTACTATGACCCCATCGTCGGGATTAAGCAATGTACGTTTTAAATCAGATACATCTTCCTTTATTTTTTGAAAATCATTAGCCATCTGCTTTAACTCACCATTAGGCATATGAGTTTTAACATGTTTTATTTCTGCTAAAACTGATTCTAGTATTTCTTTTTGGGTCATTAGTAGTAAGTTTATTATAAATATATAATTTATTCTAAACGCTTACGAACAAGAGAAGAATATTCTATAACTTTTTTTGTAATGTCATCTTCGTATTTTTTTCTATTATGTTTCCAATCTTCCACATCTCCTTGCTCAGTTACAAAAGTATCTATTTCACTTACTTTATCATGAACCCAAAGTTCAAGATCTTTTAGAAAACCTTCCATATTATTTCTCATCATTTGTTTTTCATACTGTTCGTATAAACCTGCTTCTCTTAAACTAGTTTCATACTCAAGAGTGCATTCAAAACAAACTCCATGTATACGGAACATTTTTTTATGAAGACGATGATTCATAGACCCACTACATTTCGGGCATTTTAATGGTATCCTTGTTGCTGCTTTAGCTCTATCTAACTTAGTAATATTTTGTTTTATACCATTCTTAATAGTCCACTGCTTACCGTTTTCTTCCCATATATCTCCTTCAGTATGATATTGAGAAGTTTTACTATATCCTGCCTGTTGTTTAGTTGAAGAGGTAAAATCTTTATTAACTAGGTTTCTAACTCTCTGTACATCTGATTGTTTAAATTCTTTTTTCAGTAAAGATTCACTCATACCCTAACTCTTTTAATTTTTCTATAACATGGTCAACGTTTCCATCTTTACATCTAATTGCTATACCGCCTTTAGCTGCCCATTCGTTTATATTTGATTTTTTATCGTCTATTAATATACTATTTTCATTTGCGTATCTCTGCTTATCTTTAGAGTACGCCATTATTACTTTTGGTTTAGGGTTAAGGTTATTTTTAGCCCATAACTGTTTACCTAGTCTAGAATTGTTATCTCTAGAAGGAGATGTTAATAAATCAGGTTTATAAGGTTTAATAAAGTTCCAAAGTTCTTTTCCTTGAGGCATCCAAGGCATACCTATCCAAAACTTAACTCCTACTTCAACATCTATAAGGTTCCAAAATGCTGCTAAACCTTTAGACTTTTCATACTCTTGAGGATGCATTCCGGTATAATGTTCAAATCTACTTTCAAAGTCAGTAAGAACTCCATCCATATCACAATATATTTTATACTTAGGAACTTCCTTTTGTTCAGGAATTGGATATGCTTCTAATAAATCTATTAAACTTTCTTTCATTATGCTACTAGTTTCCAATTTTCTTCTTCTGCAAAAGCAGCTACTTCATAAGGATGATCTGAATAAGAGTATCCCATATTATAGTATCGAGTCATCCAAGAAGGAGACTGTAAGTAATGTTGATATTCATGCACGATAGTCTGAGCTAGATGCTCTGCATCTTCTATATTCTTATAGTATATTACTATTGTATTATAGTCAAAGATATACTCTGCTTCAGGATTATCATCTTCAGTATAAACTGAATGAACGTACGGTTGGAACTCTATATAAGGAGTACAGTCATGGTGTTTGCTATGACCATATACATCAATACAATTATCTAAATATTTCTCAGCTAATCTTCTAGTAGTTCTTAAATGCATAACCTTTTTTTATTCATAGCCAATATACGAACTTTATCTTTCATCTCCAACATTTTTTATAGAATCTTCCCAGTTTCTAAAAGTAATATTACCTTGCATGTAAGCTTCAGCTTCTATCTTAAGTAAATTATTATCACTTGTAGTATCTGAGGTTTGTATATTATTAAGTCTGCCTTCTAAATTTTGTATATGATGAACCATTTCATGTGAAAAAGATCTAACTATATCTTTATTGTGTCTTCCATCTACAAATAAAACTATTTCTTTTACGTTAGGGTCATAATAAGCTGTCTTACCAAAAAAGTTTTCAGAGTTATCTTCATCATGTCTAATCTTTATTTCTGGTAGAGGAGTTATGTTCATCTTTTTATCAAGCATGTACTCAACTAATGATGTAATATAGTCTTTTAATTCTAGCTCATTTACTTTTTTATATCCAGAACCATAAGGTGCTGCTTTTCCATCTTGAGGATCTGCAGTTTCTTTCATTTCAGGATGAAACATAAACTTAATAATCTTAGCATCTTTAGCTACCTCTTTCCCGTCTATCTCTATACCAATTGGGTAAGGTTTAGTTTTATCATCTGCCCAATATGCTACATCGTAGCTTTTATCTTTATTATTAGTTACTAATAAACCTCTATTGTAAGTATCTTCTTCAGCTTGAAGGACAACCATTTTATCAATAGGTAAAATATAATCACCCATTAACTTTATATCGCCTTCATCATACCCATCTTTATTATATCTATTTTCCTCACTAGTAGTGAACATTTCCTCAAAAAGATTTTCCATCTTTTCGTTCATTATTTCGGATATGATATTATCTTTAAGCATCTTTAATATAGATAGTAGCTCTTCTCGATTAAGTTGAGAAGGAAAAAAGTCTCTTAATTCATCTAAATTACCACTTAAGGCTGCTTGTCTTAGTTGTGAAGCTCTTACATTGTTACCTTTAGCTGCTGGTATTACTAATCCTTGTACATGTGGAGTGTTAGTAAAAGTAGTTATTCTTCTTAAGTCAATTAAATCATCTTCACTTCTTATTCCTGTAATAGCATAAAAATCTTTATCGGTATTTGCTTTAGCATAGTCTTTAGCAGCAAACATAGGATTTTTTTCACCGTCCAGTACCTCTAAACCAGGTAAGTACTTAGCGTATATTTTCCATATAGCTATTGATTCGTTCTTTGTAATACCGTTTCTTTCTCCTCCTCCAGGAAAGATAATAACTTTATCTATTTTATCTACTATACTCTTTTTTCCGGAAAGAGAGGATGTACCTGCATCTTTATAATTGTCTTTTGTATATACCTGACCACCATGAGTACCATTAAGTAAACTCTTAACGACTTCAAAATGACCTCTATGAGGTGGTTTAAATGCTCCTGGGTATAATGCTATCATAAAAACGCTTGTACTTTTTGATCTATTTCTTGAGGAGATGAATGTTGTAGTAGTTCTTGAAACTGTGGACTATATAACATATCTGCAATACTGTCTAATACTGCATCATTTTTTTCGTCTGAACTTACTTTACCGTCTCTGTATTTCTTAACAGCATCCTTTAGTTTATCTTCTCCAGGACCTGTTCCTATCTTTTTATATGATTTTAGGAAAGCAGTCTTAAGAGCCTTATCTTCAGATCTATGATCTTTATTCCAATCTACATTTACAACAGCTTTGTTAAACTCTTGCTCTTCTTCTTGGGACATTTGAACTGGTTTAAAGAAGGAGCTTTTACCAGCTCCTGTTTTATCATTATAAGCTTTCAAATAGTCTTTAATGCCGTTTACACCATTTTTAGCAGCTGTATTAAATGCTTCTATTTCTTTCTTAAACTCTCCTCCTCTATCATTTACAAATATAGAAAAGTTACCTTTGAGTTTTTTTCTGAAGTCTTCTATCTTTTGATAAGCATTTCTCCAAGTAGTAAATACGGATGAAGCAGGTATATTTCTACCTCTTTGAAAGTTAGATATGTAAGATATCATAGGATGAGTATAAACCATAACCATATATACGTCATAACCGCCTTTAAGAAGCTTGGTTAAGTTTTCATCAAACTTAGCTCCTGAAGCAGTAGTATCCCAAACGAGACTAATTTTGTCTTCTGCCGCTGCTAGTACGTCCTTCTCTACTTGACGACTGGCTGCCCCTAGATTGTTGAAGTACGGATGATCCTTGTCCTCTACGTATTTGTCTGGGTTGAATTGTGTTAGGCTGTCGAGGTTGAGTTGGTTGAGAAGGTACGACTTGCCTGATCCTGCTCCCCCCGCCATTATTACGGCCTTGGGTCGGTTGATCTGTTCTGCCAATATTATATCTGATAGTTTCATTACTTTTTAATCTTGGTTGTGTTCTTCCTCTAGGGCTGTTAACTCTAATTCTATTTTTCGGTTTAGGTGCCGGTCTATAAGATGGCTTATAATAAATAGGGCGGCGATTATTCCAATAAAAATAAGGTTGGTTCCATCCGTAGTAACCGTAACTCCAGTAGTTATTGTAGTTCCAGCTGTTCCAGTTATAGTTGAAATCCCACCTATAGGGGTTTGAATATCCATAGTTTTTATTAAAGTATTTAGAACTATATGGGACATTAATTGTATCTCCTGATTTATTAACTGCAAGAATGTATTCAATATCATAACCTTTATTTTTTGTTGCTATAGTGTAACTACCGCAGCTATATAAAGATAAGAAAATAAATACATATATCAAACTTTTTTTCATACTTTTACTGTGGTTGGATAACTATTATAAATAGGTTCGGTGTTTGGGTTTTCTAATTCATATAACTTATAAATAAGTTTAAACAGTTCAAAATTCTTTTCGATCTCATCTATCTGCAACAACTTCCATCCTTTACCTTGAATAATTTTCTTTTGCTTAGACGGACCTCTAGATTGAGCCTTAAGCCAAAGTATAGCAGTTCTATCAATCTTTATACCCCTACTCTCTTCAAGTCCTTTTGCATAAGAAGCTAGTTGTAGGTCATATGATTTATGTATGCTGTTAGACGTTTTAATATCTATTAGCCACACTTCTCCGTTCATCTTACATACTATATCAGCTGTACCTGCAAACTTATGTTCGTCAGACCATACAAATTGTTCTGAAGATATTAGTTCAGGTTTATAAGTCTTCCAAAAATCAGCAAATTTAAGTATCATTTCCCAAACTAACTGAGAGTATTTAGCTCTACCGTAGTCATCCATCCAGCTAACTTCTTTTCCTTCTACTAGGTCTTCTGCTGCTTCATGTACTTGAGTACCTTCTTTACCTGCTTTCCTCATTATAAGGTCGGCGTTATGCCCAACGTCCTTCATCCATGTCTCGAAGAACTTATTTTTGGGCATATACTGGAGTATTGTAGTTACGGACGGGTAATATACTCCTTCGCCTCTCTTATAGACTCTACGGTCTAAAAAATTAATTTGCTTTAAATCGGGGTTAAAGTCTAATCTTTTCTTCTCGTTTTGTTCGAGAATATTCATACCTTGTTTAATCATAGGTCTAGTTTGTGCATCATTAGACTAGAAATGTCTAACTCTTTTGCAGTTTGAATATGTTCGGTAAAAGGTTTAAAGCCCATTTGGGATGGGTCTTTGTCGGGTAAGTCAACTAAAAATACTCTTTTACCTTGATTAAGAAATTTCTCTCCTATTTCTAATGCCCTGTCTTTAGCATCAGTATCGAGAGCTACGTATATATCATTTACTTTATTGGTAATAATTTTTTTGTAGAGTGAGGTAGATACACTTTTACCTAATAAAGGAATAGCGTTTCGTTTGATAGCTATTGCATCAAAAACACCTTCACATAAAATAATTGGTTGATTCCAGTTAATTAAATTTTCAAAGAATATTATGTCTTTGCTTGTTTCTGGATTTTTGTACTTAAAATAGTTGCCATCATAAGATCGTGCAACAAAGAAGTTGAGTGTATTGGATTCAGAATAACTTGGGATAATAACTCGTCCTCCATACTCTCCAGATGTACAGTATCCAATCCCATATTTAATAAAATCATTATTGGTAAGTCCTCTCTCATATAGATATTTTTTTACTAAATTTGCTATAACTGAAGTAGGTGATGAATTATAAAGCGGTTGATACTCCTTTGGTAGTTCTATAATAGATAGTCCTTTAAATTCTATAAAAGAACCTTTTGGTAAGTACTTTAAAATTTCAGAAGCTTGATCTTTAGGAGTCTTAAGTTGGTAAAGTAGAGAACGAATAGTTCTACCCCTTGTTTGACATACCCAACATTCCCAAGGATTCTTTCCTTCCTCATTAGTATGCATGTTTATTTCAAGCTTAGGTTTATGATGATTACAAAAAGGGCAGTGAAAGGCATAGTTATCTCTAGCTCTCTTATGACTTTTACCCAATATGTTTTCAATGGATCCTAAAAGGAAAGTGTAGTCCATATAATTCGTCCGTATCTATAGGATAAGATAAGAACTTAATTTTTAACAAACAACTTATATTTCGTTATTTTGCAAAAGATCTCCTATAGCAGCTGAAACTGATTGATGTAATAATGTTCTGTTATCAATATCTAAATAGTCCTGAAGTTTATTTGTAATAGCTTCTGCTAATTTAATAACATCGCTATCTGATAAATTAAGCTCTTCTCTCAGAACATAATTTTTATTTTCGAGTATTATTTTTGATAACTTCATGATTCCAATTTTATAATTAACTTACGTCCATAGGATAAACTTCTGCGTCATATCCTTTTTTTCTTAATGCATCTACAATATCTTGAACTTCGTCTGAATGATACATTGCTCTACGAGGAACTTCTAAACCTGTAATCTTTTTAATCATTTGAATTGCTTTATCTACTTGCTCTCTATTTCTTTGCTTTTCTCCATTTATAGAAATAGAATAAAGAGTACTACCAGGGTCAGTATAAGATAAAGTTATACTTTTATTTTCGAGTATGATATCACTTAATTTCATTTTCCTTGTCCTCTATATAATTTTTTATAGTTGCGAGAAGTCTTTAACTTTGATGTTTTAGACTTGGCATGAACACCTGGTCTCTTTCTCTTAGGTTTATCTATATAATTACCGACGGTTAATCCTCTTGCCATATCTTAACAACTAAATCACCTGTTCCTTTAATTAAACGATGATATGTTTCTTTTGGTATAAATAGCTTATCTTTTACTAACTTACGGGGTATATCGTTGTCTAATTGGAAAGACCAGTCGTTATCATGCATAGCTTGAACATACCGATCTTCTTTATCTCTATGCCATACAAATTCAAATGAGGGAGTATCTTGAGAGAACTCTCTTATTAAATAACCGTCTTCTTTTTTTTCAGAATAAGGTCTACCAGTAACCTGAGAAGTTTGATGATCCACCTAATGATTTCCAATAACGGCCAATATTACATGACCAATAACCTGCTTTTGTTTTATCTTTCTTTTGAGCACATTTATGTCTTGCTGCAAAGGATGCTCTAGCTCCTCTTTGCTTCAACTTAACTGAAAGTCCGGTATCACCGAATGATACCTTCTTAACGTTTCCTTTCTTTGACTTAACATAAACGTAGAACTTTTTAGATCCTCCACGTTTTGGTTTGTTAAGTGCAACTTTTTTACCTTTATATTCTGCTTCAGGAATATAGTCTACAGATGCTTTTAGCATATCGAAACCATTATAGTCGAAAGTTTCATTCTGTAAGTTAACAGCTTTTCTAAAGTTCTCCATATTAATAGTACCGCCGATTGATTCGACAAGCTCTTTGACTAGATCGTAATCGATCATTTCGTCTATACTCATAGCTTCGTCAATCGTATCCTCGTTTTCAATCATGTTATCAATCATGCAGCCTATTTCAAACAATGCATTATTATGTTTAGGTGAAACCATAGGTAGATCTAAAGGAACTTTAATTCCATTATAATCTCCATATTCACCAATATCAGTAGTCTCTAAAAGCTCTATATCTTCTTCGCTCAACTCAATTTCTTCGTTGCTATGAGCTTCTCTTGCTTCTTTAAACAATTGTATAAAGGCTTTAGAGTTATAACGGTAGACATGCTCATGTAATGATAGTCCGTTGTCTATGTGATACTGTAAGGATGGGTATCCTATTACTTCTTTTAGTTTAATCATATTACTGTCTTTGTAACTCATCAACGAGTTCGTCTAATACATTTTCATCTTGTATGTTAAGTATCATATCCATCACGTGATCTTTTCCGTGATCTTGAACCATTTTTTGCAGCTGTTTTCTAGCTACATTAAGCTCTTCGTTAACACCGTAAGTCTTACAAGGTGTTTGTCCACACCCACAATTTTCTTCTAAAATTACCTTACTTAGTTTCATCTATAAAATCTTTTCTATAAAACTTCCCTAAGATGTTATCATTTATATACTGATGACTATATGTCTCAAGGACGTCATTTATAAATAGGTGTTTACACTCATAATATGTAAGAAGCTTTTTGTTAGGAACAAAATCAAGTATTTTTTTTTCGAAATCTGCTCTAAGGTCTTTAGATTCTTTTACAAGCTGTTTTATTTTCGGATGGGAACCATAATAATCTTTCCAGTCCGACTCGGTAATGATCTTCTGTTTAAGAGGAGTACGTCCTCCGATACCTTTTGCTTTTCTTTCTTCTCTTAAAGCTTCTAACGCTCTTTTTCCTAATCTTTTATTTCTTTCGAATCGCAATACTTTTTTACCAAGATACTTTAGACCGGTAGGTTTATGTAGTACTTCGTATATAAACCCGTATGTACCTTTTGGGAAGTCTGATATATCGTTGAAGATCCTACCCTGGTAGTTCCAGGAAGGTAGTGTCATTTCCATATAATTTGGTTTCTGTCGCTAGAGCTTTGACTTTAGCTCATCGATTTGTAACTGCTGTTCTTTAACTGCTTCAATCAATAACGCGACAATTTTTTCATAACGTACGGCTTTAAATCCGTTTTCTCGATCAGTTACTAACTCAGGTAGCACCTTTTCGATTTCTTGAGCAATGACTCCTACATCATGCCCTTCATTAGAGTGAATACCTTCTTTAGGTATCCAGTCAAACTCTACACCATTAATATAAGAAAGTTTTTGCAAAGGCTCTTTTATATTAGTAATATTTTCTTTTAATCTTTCATCAGAAGAATAGTATGCAGTAATATCACCCGCAGCTCTAATCTCTCCTGTAGTACCAGATGGATCTGTTCCAATACCTAGACAGTGAGCTTTCAAATGACTAGTAAATTGAGAAGTACCTGTTCCGGTTACTGAAAGTAAACCTGAACCAGTTATGTCGGCGAATGTAACATCGCTAGTAGTCTGTAAGTCTTTTACATTTACATTTACATCGTTTATTTTAATTTGACCTTGTGCATCACCAACTACAGAAGAAGATACTATTCCAGGTGTAGCTCCACCAGCAGCTTCCAAAGTACCTATTCTAGTACTAAACGAACCACTATCTGCTGCAAAAGAACCTGTAATAATTACTCCTGTTAAAGACCTAATCAAACTAGCATTTACTCCTAATGAACCAGAGATACTTGTTGCTGTAAGTGATCTTATTAAAGTAGCATTATCACCTAATGAACCTGATATTTCACTTTTATTAGCTTTATCACTTGTTAATGTACCTATACTGGTTAGGTTTGCTGTGATGTCAGTAGCCAGGCTTGCTGAAGTTAGTGTGAATGATCCTGTAATTTCATTTTTATTAGCCTTGTCAGTTGTTAATGTACCTACACTAGCTAGATTAGTTGCAATGTCAGCAGCTAAACTTGCTGAAGTTGAAGTAAATGAACCGGATATTATAGTACCTGTTAAAGACCTAATTAAAGTAGCATTATCACCTAATGAACCTGATACCTTATTTGCATCAGCTTTATCTGTTGTTAGTGTACCTATACTAGCTAAGTTTGTTGCTACATCAGCAGCTAAGCTTGATGAATTTGTTGTAATGTCGGCAGCTAAGCTTGATGAAGTTGATGTGAATGATCCTGATATAACAGTTCCTGTTAGAGATCTTATTAATGCACCATTTACTCCTAATGATCCTGATATTTCATCTGCAATTTGGTCAGATGAAGATACTAATGTTTTAGCATTAAGAGTATTGATAGCCGTTTCATGTGATGCACTTGCTGCAGTTAAAGTAGCTATAGGTACAGCAAACGAAGCTGATTGAGCTAATCTTACCCAGCCTCCACTATGAGCATAGTATGCTGATCCAGTTGCATGTACGTGAGCAAACATTCCATGATAAGTAGTAGCAGAAGGTAAGTCATCAAATTGATTATAATGAAATCTTATCTTACTAGACATACCAGTAGAGTCGATAGCTTCAGTAATTGTAGCGGATCCAGATACTGTTAAGCTGCCGGATAGAACTTCTTGTCCTATTACTGTTAAATTACCTTCTAAAGTTTCAGAACCAGTAACCAGTAGGCTCCCTGTTATCTGATGAGTATCGTTACTATCATCACCAAATATAGTTGAACCTGATTCAAATATAGTTGATGAGGAAATTATTTCTGTATTGAATTGCTGTGCTGTTATATCCCCAGTTACTAAAAGAGAACCTGTTATAGAAGCTACTCCTGTACTTGATGAACCGCTAAGTCCAAACCATTGTGGTCTAACATCTATTGCTTTTTCAGCTCCAGAACTTTCAGAAGTAAATAAAGATAGTTGTCCGGTAGTAATATCTACCGAAGCGGAATTTATTAAATTCTTTAAGTTGTCATCCATCTCTGATTGAGTCAGAGCTGAACCTTTTGCTATTCTAAGAGTTATCTGAGACATAATTTTTTTATTTACATATCTAATTTTACTACAAATGTCATTTCAGTACTATCAGATTTAGGTACCGGTTGACCAAACTTAGCTACTGCTAATAATTCATCTGAATCGTTATATAATCCTACTGTTGTAATATAAGGTTGAAAAGTACTTCCTGTTACATTATTATGAAGTATTCCTTCTGAACCTGTAATCGCTGACGGATGTTGAGTAAAGTTTAATTCATGATCTTTTACCTGACATCTAACATTATATGTATAAATAGGGTGGGTTGCTTTCCATTTTAAATCTAAATCAGTGTTATAATAATTTAACATACTTCCAGAAGTGAGAGTAAATAAACCGTGAGGGTAAATTATATCACCAACTTTAAAGCTTCCGGTTTCTGAAAGAAAATTAGAAGAAGAAATTACTAAGTTTCCTTCTCCATCATCAACTATTTCAGCACCTGGACCGGATCTTAATAACTCTTCTGGAGTAGGAGCTGCTACATAATCATCTGAGCTTTGAGGTAATCCGTCAAGTCCATCTTCTATATAATCTGATCCGCTTATGAAAAATGAGCCTGAGTAAGAATCTAAGGCTGCTGCTCCTGATACAGATAAAATAAATGAGTTGGGTTTTATTCCCATACCTGTATGCTTCCTAGGAACTGAAAAAACGTTTGACCTATCAGGAAGATTCCTAAATCCAGTCTTATATGAACCTGTCGATAAAGATGACATTATATAGTTATCGAAAGACCCTGATTGTAATTTTTGGTTGGTTACTTCAGATTCAAAAGTAAAATTAGAATAGTACAGATGATGCAAACTATTATAGCTCAAAATAACATTATAGACTGTTCCTGAATTGCCAGTATAGTTGTGGAAAAATTGAGGAAAGTAATCTCCTGAGCTAGATAAAATATAGAACCCATCTACATCAAATGATTCAAATTCATTATCACCAACTATATGGTAAGATTTATTCGCCTCATATGATGTAATGTACACATCTTGTTTGTTTAACTTTTTGTACGCTCCCATTCATTAAAAGTCAAGCTTTATACGGACCAATGCTTCTTTAGTAAAATCTTTAAGTAACGGTCTAGATAGTTTAGCAGTTGCGAGTAAATCGTTATTATCATTATACAGTCCAACTGAAGTAGCATAAGCTTGTGGGTTGTTAACCATTACATCGTGTCTTAGCTCACCTGATCCTGTTACGTTAGAAGGATTAGCAGAGTAATTAAATTCCGCATTTCTTGCTCTTACAAATACAAAGTTAGAAGAAATAGTTTCTTCAGAATTAAGCTTAAATGATGCTCCTTTTTCAATAGCATTAAATAATTTTTCTGAACCACTTCCTTCAGTATTCATCGTACGTATAGTACCTAAATTTATTCCCCCTTCTGAGTTAGCAGATGAACCGTCTAATGTTTTTCCATTTAGAATTATAATACCAACATCTGGTAAGAAAAATCCATAGGAACCTGAAGCTTTAGAATGACCTGTTGCGGTTACTCCTGTGTAAACATTACCTAAACTTCCTGATACTACTTCGAATACTCTACCAGCATCGTTAAAGTTAGTAGTAGTTGCTACTTGACTGTTATCAGTTAAATTTAAAAGAGCTCCG